GGGATGATCTCCGAGTTCGCGACGCGCAGCGCCGAGTTCGTCTCCTTGATCAGCGCGTCCATCCCGTCGGTCATGGCCTGCGCCATCCGCGTGCGGGTCGCCGTGTCGCGCCACATCTGCTCAAAGTTGTCGAGCAGGAAGCTCGCGTGCGCCGGGTCCGTCCCGTTGAGCATCATCTTCGTGAGGCCCGGATACGACGCCTCGGCCGAGGCGAGCTTCTCCGCGTTCTTCGCCGCCCAGTCCGCCATCGCCGGGCTGCTCGAGGCGACCGCCTTGACCGTCCCCGGGACTGCGTGCTCCAGGGTGTTGAACGTCACCGCGTTCTCGATCAGCACCTGGCTCGACGCCTTCGCCTCCGCGGAGGCGCCAGCGATCATCCGATAGGCGCCCGTCGCCACCTTCTCCGTGGCCCCGTAGAGCGCGACGCCGGCGTCCTTCGCCCCCTCCAACGCCTTCGGCAGAGCCCCTGCCTTCGCCCCGACGAGCCCACCGATCGCGCCGCCGAGGATGCCGCCGAGGCCAATCTCCGCCATCGCAGACTGTGCCGTCAGGTTCGGGTCGCCGAGCGCCGCCTCGTGGACGACGTTCCCCGCGGCGTAGGCCGCTCCCTCCGCGCCCCAGCCCGCCGCAGCCGCAGCCGCGTGGCCGCCGACGCGGGCGAAGCCCGTCGCCGCCTCTGCCCCGAGGGCTGCGCCAACGCGCTCCGTGGCCGCCGCGCCGAGCTTGCTGATGATGCCCGGCGCGGTCGCCTCGCCGAGCCCAGGCACGAGCGCGCCCGCGATGCCGAGGCCTGTCCCGACGAGGCTTGCCACCGGGTTCGCCCGCTCCCGGCCGGCGATGTCCTCCGCTGGGACTCCCGCCGCCCGCTCGGCCCAGGTCGAGGCGCCGAACGTGAGCGTCGAGGCCGCCTGCTCGGCGGCGGTGATGACCTGGCTCCCGAACCCGCCGTGCCTCTTCTGCAGCTCGTGGTCCTCGATCTGCTGCGGAGAGGCCGGCTGGTAGCCGGGCACCTCCGCGATCGCCGGGGCCTGCTCGGGCGACGCCTCCACGATCTCGCCAGATGGCGAGAGGAAGTAGGCCGTCTCCGGCGCGCTGGCTGGAGTCTCGGCCACCTAGTCGCCCTTCCTGGGGAAGAGGTAGGTGCGCTTGATGCCGCCGACCGTCTTGTTGAGGTCGTCGCGCAGGAACTTGAGCGAGCCCTTCACGTTCCCCGACGACTGGAAGAAGTCCATCGGGTTCTGCACGATCTGAGAGGTCAGCTCCGTCGTCTCCTTGGACGGCTGGACGTTGACCAGGTTGAAGCCCCGGTCAAACGCCTCCTTGAGCCCCGCTACCGCCGCCTTCGCGCGCCGCTCGTCCTCGGTGTTGCCGGCCATGTTCCCGTGCGGGTACTTGTTCGCCAGCTCCTCGAGCACCTTCAGCTTCTCGTCGAGCATCCCCGTCGAGAGCAGCGCCTCTCGGGCCTTCTTGGCGCTCTCCGGGTCCATCGCAAGCCGCGGCTGCACGACCGTCTTCGTCACCGACCCGCCCTTGCCCGTTGGCACCTGGACCTCGGTCGGCACCTGGACCTCGTGCGCCGCCATCTGCTCGGGCTTCTGCATGAAGCTCATGCGGAGGAGCTGCTCGGACTTGCTCATCCCGCCACCGCCAGCCGCGTCGCCCTGCATCGCCTTCCAGAGTTCCTGCTGCTGCCTGAGCGACGCCGCCCTCTGCGCCATCTCCTGCCGGATGTTCTGCATCTGCAGGCGCTGCATCTCGCCCTGGCCCTGCATCTGGCTCACGGTGAGCCGGTCCTTGACCGCACCCTGGCGCATCTGCGCGATGAGGGTCTGCGCCTGCGCCTGCGCCTGCTCGCCACCGAACCGGGTCGAGGCCTCCTGGAGCTGCGCCGCGGCGACGTCCTTCGCGTCGGCCTTCGCGAGGACGAGCGCCTGCCGGATGTCGCCGGTCTCCTGCAGGTAGTGGGAGAGGGCGGAGGCCTTCTTGTTGATGTTGAACTTCTGCGCGTCCACGTCGCGGTCGATCGCCTTGTCGATGACCTGCAGGGCGAGGTTCGGGCCGTGCGTGAGCCCCGCGCCGATGCCGCCGAGGATGAGGCCGATCGCGCTCTGGATCTTGCCCCCGGTGGACATGTGCGCCCAGTAGCCGTTCGGGTCGATCTTCTGGCTGGAGTAGTCCTTGAACAGGTCGTCAGCGTTCTTCTGGCGCTGCTCTAGCAGGCCGGAGTTCTTCGCCTGGATCTCCTGCTCCGCCACGAGCCGGGCCGCCGCTGCGTCGTGCTCCGCCTCCGCCTGCTGCGCCTTGACCGTGGCCTGGTTGCCGACCGACTGCTGCTCTGCCTGCTGCGCCTCCGTCAGGTCGCGGAGGTCCCCGTTCGCGGTCGGGGGGCGGGAGCCGGGGGCGCGGGGCGTGGGGGCGCCGCGGGCGGGCGCGGCGAGGGCCTTCCGCATATCGCCGGCCGCGGGGTCCGCATTGATGTTCTGCGGCAGATCGCCCGGCGCGCCCTCTCCGGGGCCAGGCGGCGGTCGGACGACCGGCAGGCCTGGAGGGGCGGCGGGGGGCGCGGGGGCGTAGCTCGGGATGAGGCCCGCGTCGCCTGCGTCGGTGTAGCCGGTGACGGGGCCGACGGGGGCGGGCTCGTAGCTCGAGCTCCAGGGGACCTTCTTCTGCAGCGCCTGCATCGCCGCGACCTGTTCAGCGGACGCCTCGCCCGGCATCGGCACGGTCGGGTCGAACCCCGCGACGCCCCCGCCGTCGAACCCGCCCGAGTGCCCGTGCTGGCCGCGCAGGGCCCGCACGAACGCAGCCGCCGCAGCCTCCGGATCGGCGCTCTTGGTCACGGAACGGGGGAGCACGACCTCTCCGGGCGACAGGCGGGCCGGGACGATGTCGTTCACGGGGGAGTCGCCGGGGACGGGGGCGGGGCCCGGGATCTCGCCGCCGCTGGCCAGAGCCGCCAGCGCTGCGCCGCCAGCACCGATCAGGCTGCCCGCCATCTGCGACCCGGCCGCGGTGTTCGACGCCGCCACACCCGCGTTGATCTGCTGCGCGCCGAGCGTGCCCTGGTTCTGGAGGCCGCCGGCTGCGCCCATCATCTGGGTGCCCTGCTGCCCCATCTGGCCGATGGTGTTGCCCTGCTGGCCGAGCGCCTGCCCGAGCTGCCCGCGCGCCGCGAGCTGCTCCTGCGCCCGCATCGTCGTGCCCTGGCCTGCCGCCTGCTGCTGCATGGCCGCGCCCTGCTGCAGGGCGAGGCGGGCAGCGAGCGCCGGGTTCAGGCCACGCTGGGAGGCCATCGCGCCGGCGATCTGCTGCTGGTTCTGCTGCGTCTGCTGCTGGAGCAGGTTCTGCGCGACGCTCGGCCCGCCCTGGCCCATCGCCTGCGCCCGCAGCGCGTCGATGAAGCTCTGCTGCTGGCCGATGTTCTGGCCCTGGAGGGCCTGCGCCTGACCGTAGCCGGCCAGCCCTTGGTCGATGCCGGCGTTGTACTTCTTGTACGGGTCCGCCGCCCCCTGGTCGGTGGAGGTGTTGTAGCTGTTCGTCGTGCCGGTCAGGTCGTTGATGAAGCCCATGTCAGAGTCTCCCGCTCAGGACCCGCGCGGCTCCGCGGAAGCCAAGGCCGAACCGGCGCGCCCGGCGTGCGATGCCGCCAGCCAGGCACACGGCGACGACGGAGCGAGCCCCGCCGGCCTTCGCCGCCCGGAGCAGGCTCGAGGTGATCTCATCCACCGCCCGGCTCCGCTCCCGGAGGCCGGCGGCGGGGTTCGTAATGTAGCCGTCGAGCAGCGCGATGCTGCTGTCGGTTGCGTAGAGGAACCCGGCAGCAACGTCGGGCTCGATCTGCCCCGCCGCCGGTAGCTGGTCGAGCGCCACGCCAGCAAGGCCGTGAGCCAGGCGCCATCCGTTGACCTCTGCAAGGTCGCTCTGGACGAAGGCGCGCATCAGCTCGTGCTCCGGGAGGCCGGTAGCTTGTAGGCGCCGCGCTTGGCCGCGACCTCGAAGGTCAGCGCCGTGACGTCGAGGTAGGCCCCCGCGACGCTGGCCTGCGACTCGGTCAGTGTGAGCTGGATCGCCTCGCACTTCTGCTGCGTCGTGAAGATCCGCTCCTGCCAGTCCGCCCCGGTCGTCGGAAACGCCACGGTCTGCACGGGCGTGGTGTTGTCCAGGTCCACGTAGACCTGCAGCGTGAGGTTCGACGCCGAGAGCGAGGCCCCGTCGAGCATCAGCTTGCGGATGCGCTTGAACCCCTGGAGCCCCGCCAGCGAGATCCAGGACGTGGTGAACGACAGGGGGATGAAGCTCCCCTCGTCGGTGTACGTCCCGATCGCCTCGACCGCGACGACACCGGCCGAGCGGAGCCGCGCGTATTGGCTCTTCCAGATGAGCGCGTCAACCTGGCTCGTCGTGAATACCGACCACTGCCCGACGAAGTAGTCGTAGACGAGCGTCTGCGCGGCCTGCGCAAACCGCACCTGGTTCGTGGACGGGACGAGATTCGCCGCGACGATGGCCTGCCCGTTGTAGCTCTCGACCGGAGCCCCGACGTAGCGAGCCACGAGGTCGCGCCCGAGCAGGTAGACGCCCTTCTGGCTCTGGAGCATGAGCCCGTCGGGGACGACCACGACGCTTTCCGGGTAGGTGCAGCCGCAGTCCGAGGAGACGAGCATCGAGTCTGACCAGTCGCTCTGCGCGCCTGTCGAGTCGGGACCCTGCCCGGTGATGGCAAAGATGCGGTCGGCCTTGAAGACGACGAGCTTGTCGTCCAGGCTAGCCAGCGCGGTGCAGGGGCCGCCGCGCGGGTCGATGTTGAGCGTCAGCGACGCGGAGAACTCCACCGGGGCGCCCGGGGTCGCCTGCTTCGAGTACCAGAGTTCGAGCGGGCTCTCTGACGAGATGCCGATGACTCGCGACCGATGGATGGTGGTGGGGCCGAGGGCGGGCGGGGCGTCGTTCTCCAGGACGCCGCCGGTCGTGTAGAGCTGCGCACGACCGAGGATGGTGGCGTCGGCGAGCGTGTCGGCCCAGGTGACGGAGTCGCTCGAGGTGCTGTTGAGCAGGGAGTCGGAGACGGCTCCGGTGTTGTTGAGCAGATAGAAGACGGTCCCGTTCGAGATCGTGCGGTAGACGCAGATTCGGACGCCCGCCTTCTGCGTCAGCCGCAGGGTGGGGATCGTGAGCGTGACCGTGGTCGCCGGAGCCCCGACCACGACCGAGAGCGCGATGCTGGGCGAGGAGCGGTGGACGAGCCCCTGTGCGTCGGTCCACTCGTAGCAGGCGGCGTACTGGTAGGTCCCCGCCGCGACGGCTCCGGCTCCGGCCGCCTGCGTCGCCGAGAGCATGTATGGCGGGTAGTGGTAGCCCAGCTCGGCCGCCGCGTTCCCGTCGTAGTTGTTGACCACCGCCCCGCCGAGTTGGGCGCTCTGCGCCAGCTCCGTGCGGGACAGGGCGCCCGCCCCGGAGTGGTCGAGCGAGACGAGTTCGATCGCCGACTGGTACGACAGGAAGGTCCCCGACGTGCCGGGCTCGATCGTGAAGCGGGTCACCTGGGCCGAGGGGAGGTAGGCCTTGAGGCTGACCACCGACGACTCGGGCGTGACGTACGGGCGGACGCCGGACAGGAGCGCCAGGTTGCCCGTGGGCCGCCCGGCGAACGTTCCCGGGGCGATCTTGGCGACGACCAGTCCGGCGCTGTTGAGGACGAACTGCGTGTTGACCGTCGCGCCCGCCTCGCCGCTCACGGCGCTGCCGGTCGAGAAGGCGACAGGGAGATACCAGTCCCCGTTCGCGGTGACCTGGTAGGGCTTGCCGGCGGGGGATGCGCCGCGGGCGAAGGTGACGGCGGTCCCCATCGAGTAGGAGACGCCGTAGGCCACCTGGAGGCGGATGAGGTCCCGGGCTGTCCTGCTGCCGTCGTAGTAGTCGACGAAGAAGAGAAGCGAGGAGCCAGCGGTGCTGTTGCTGATCCCCGTGACGTTCGAGAAGTGCCCACCGCCCGTCGCGTCGAGCGTCTGCGCCGCCGCGACCGCCGCGAGGCCCGAGGAGACGACCGCGAACTGGGCCGTCGTCCCGCCGGTCAGCGTCCAGCCGATCGCGATGTTCCCGTTGAAGGCATCGGCGAAGATGCAGCACGACGAGACGGCCGTCGACGAGACCGACAAGTGCGAGCCGAACCCCGGCGAGGCTGGCGAGCCCTTAAGCACCGTGACGCCGCCGGCCTGGCAGGACATCGCGGCAAAGAGGCTCCCGCCCGAGTAGGTGACGTCGTAGCTGGGCGTCGTGGCGTTGACCTGCGTGACCGTCAGGCTGTTGCTGTCCACCCGCACGGCCGCCGCTGCGGCGAGCGTGGCGTAGGGGATGGAGATGCAGTAGAGGCCGAAGATCGCCCCGTCGACGTAGTAGAGCAGGAAGCGGTCCGAGGTCGCGATGCACTTCGGCGCGAACGAGGTGGAGGGGAGCGCCACCTGGCCGAGCAGCGTGGTCCCGGTGTTCGTGTCGATCACCGAGTAGATGATTCCGCCGAGCGACCAGGAGAACACGGGCGACCACTGCTCGGCGGCGCACAGCATCAGCCCCGCGCTGCTCACAGAGGCGTCGTACCCGGCGAGCGACTGCCCGGCCGCTGGCGACAGGGCCGGCAGCGTCGAGAGCGTCGCGGGGACGAGGCGGCCCCTGTTCGCCCACCCGCTCTGCGCGGAGGAGTAGGACAGCAAGAGCGCGCCATCCGCGACGAGCAGCTCCTGCTGGCGGGTGAACATCGCTAGGCCGTTCGTGAGACCCGAGCCGCCCGCGACGCCAGTGCTCGGCAGCGCGGTGTGGCCGTTGCGCTTCGTGATCCGCTGCGTCGTCTGGAACGTCGCGTTCGTCAGGCTCACGAGTTCGCCCGGCGCGCCGGCCTTGTTGTTGCTCTTGACGTTCATGCCCTTCGCGAACACGACGGGCACGATCTGCTTCTCAAGGCCGCTCATGAGCGCGGCCCCGTGTAGACGGTCAGGGGAGCCGCGACCCACGCGGAGCCGCTCCAGGCGACGAACGGGAGGCCGGAGATCAACCCGCCGCCCCCGCTCGCTCGGCCGGGAGCAACGACAGCAGTCGCCGTCAGCGGCGCAAGGCCGACCGTCGCGCTGGACGACCAGCCGATGGCCCGACCAGGCGCCTGCGAGAACACGCCCTGGCCCGCGGCGAGGCCCCTAGACGCGCCGCCGGTCGCCTTGCCAGGAGCGAGAGAGAGCGCCCCCGATACTGAGGCCGCGCCGATGGTGGCGCCGCCTGCTGCGCTTGCGTGACCAGGTGCGACGACGAAGGACCCAGCAGCCGCCGTCGCGCCTGCCGTCGCCCCTCCCGTGGCCTTGCCCGGCGCCTGCGCGAAGGACCCGGAGGCGGCGGCCAATCCACGAGCAGCCCCGCCCGTTGCATGGCCGGGGGCCTGCGAGAGCGAACCGGCGAGCGCGGCGGCCCCGCGGGTAGCCCCTCCTGCCGCATAACCGGGCGCCAGGGCCAGTGCTGCGGACAGCGCAGAGGCGCCCTGCGTTGCGCCGCCGGTCGCCTTCCCGAGAGCCTGCGAGAACGTGCCGCTGGCGGGAGAAGCGGCGCGAGTAGCTCCGCCCGCGGCGCGTCCCGGCGCGACGACGAACGCGCCCGAGGCGGGCGCCAGTGCGGCCGTTGCCCCGGTTCCGCCGCCGCCGCCGAGGAGTGCTAGGAGGAGTGACAAGAGGATTGCCATGACTAGTAGGAGGCGACCTCGGCCCACGCGATGTCGAAGAACCAGGCGATGCCGTAAGAGGTCACGTTCAGAACGCGGTTCTCGGCCACGATCCCCTCGTTCTGCGCGAGTACGAACGGGTGCGTCCCGTTCACGTCATCGAGCGCATCGAGCGGCCCCCATATGGTGGTCGTCCCGATCGCCGCCGCGACGTTGTAGGGCAGTGTGGCGAACGGCTGCGAGTCCTTCGTGGCCGTGCTGCCGGTCATCCCCGCCGCGACGCCCGTCACGGTAAGGAAGCGCGGCTGCGCTCCGCCAGGGAATGCCGCCATCGTGGTGCGCTTGACGGAGGCTGCTGGCGTCGTCGCGTTGACCGTGCTTACGACGGTGAAGCTCGTGGCGCGGTAGAGGTCGACGCTGTTTTCCTGCGCCGTGCCGGCCGCTACCTGGAGCGCGCGGATCGTGATGCGAGTTGGGACGATGAGGTTCGTGCCGCTGTTGCGTAGCTCCAGCAACCGCGAGTTCGCCGTCTGCGCCGCCGCGGAGAGGATGCGCGTCGTGAAGCGGTAGTGGCCGAGCGCGCCGTACTCCAGCGGCTTGACGTGGGTGTGGGCCGCGCGGAACGTGGTCCCACCGACCTCGCCGACGACACCGCCGTTGCCCTGGATCTGGATCGCGATATAGCTACCCTGCCTTTCCCGTTGTCAGTTCCACACCCACCCCACAGTCCACTGCCCGTAGATGCGCGTGCCGCGCCCGGCCGCGCTGCCCTTCCCGATTGGCGCGGGGTTGATCCCGCCCTCGTTCAGTTGGGACGTGTTCACCGCGTAGATCGTGAAGCCCGTACCGGCGACGACGTTGCCCGCCTGCACTTGGATCGTCTCCAGCAGGTGTTCGTCGGCCGTGTGGTCCGCCGTCGCGGTCGGGACAAGCCACGCCTCGACCAGCGAACCGGCGAGGATACCGGCCTGCCCGGTGACGGCGACGCTCGTGTCCGAGCGGCCCGGGAATGCGTCGAAGTTGAGCGTGGTCGTCCCCTGCGCGCCCATCAGGTGAGCCTGATCTGACCGACGCCCGAGCTGGGGATCGTGACGGTGAAGGTGCCGCCTGTGGAGACGACGGGCACGCTGCCGGTGTCGGCGAAGCTGATGACGGCTACTGCTTTGTTTGCGCGAGTCGAGTTGTAGATGAGCGCGCCGTCGCTGGAGATCGTGGACGTGGGCCACGTCGCGTCGTTCCAGTCGATCGACGCCGTCGAGCCGGTCAGCGTGTTCGTGTAGCCGGCGAGCGTCGCGCCGCCGGCCGAATAGCCGGTGCCGCTCGCCTCGTCGGTGCTCATCGCGGAGTAGTTCGTGGTCGCGGCGCCGAAGGTGCCGGCCACGGCGGTCTTGAAGAGGGCGATCTTGTAGACGTCGGTGCTGACGTGCGTGCCGTCGAGCACCTCCTGCTTGTAGCTGTTGCAGAGCGCAGTCGTGATGGCCATGGTGTCGTCCTATGGGGTCTGAATCCAGCCCCAGTAGCCCTTCCGGGTGGTCTTCCAGTTCGCGTACGTCGTGGTCACGGCCGGCGCAGTCGGGCCCACCCAGACACCCAGCGCCGTCCATGGGTCCGTCCCCACGCTGTCCGAGAGCGAGCGCAGGAGCGGGTTGAGCGTGCCCATCAGGTGGTCCTGCAGGCGCGTCACGACCGGGTCGTCGCTCTGGATGCGGGTGAGGGTCTTCACGAGCCCCACCCCTCGCCCGTGGCCCAGGAGTTGCCGTAGACGTCGCCGCGGCGAACGTCGGCGACGTGGGCCGGCATCCCAACATCGCGGTTCTCGGCCTCGGCCTCGAGGCGGGAGATGATGGCGGCCTTCTGCGCCATCAAGATCGAGACGTCCGACTCTTCCTTCTGGAGTGCCTTGATCGCCGCGTCGATGACGATGAACTCGTCCCATCCGTTCACTCCGTCGAGCGTGTCGCTGTCGGAGACGAGGACGCGCAGGCGGGGCGTGTACCAGATGCGGATCGCCTGGCCAGCAGAGGGGAGCGGGACGAGCCAGATCCGGTTGCCGTTGATGCGGTAGCGGATGTTGGAGTGGCCCCAGAAGTTCTGCGTGTTCGGGAAGGCGAAGCGGTTTCGCTCGGCCCACATGAAGGACTTGAGGGTGAGCCATCCGTTCGGCTGCGAGTTGATCTGGAGGTCGACGCCGTTGACCTTGAACAGGGCCGGGGCGACGGTCGATCCGTCCGAGAGCAGGTAGCTGGCCGTGCCGTCGGGGAGCGGGTAGCTCGCCGCCGTCGTGGTCGTGAACTGGAACCAGTTGTCGGGGGTGCCGGCCTGGTAGTAGTCGGCGCCGAACTTCTGGACGAGCAGGCCGTACAGCTCCTGGTAGCTCGCGTTGATGTTCGCGGTCCACTCGGCAGTGGTCAGGAACTGCGAGTTGACCATGTCGGCGCGCTGCTGGGCTGCGGCCCGCACGCTGGCGAGCGTGGTGGTTGCCCAGCCCGACGGGACGGCCGAGCCTGCACCTGGGTAGTACAGGTACAGGCTCGAGCCGGTCTGCGGGATGGCGGTCGAGGCGAACCGGATCGTCGAGCTGCCGACGATCGTGTAGTCGACGCTCGGGATCTGCAGGATGCGGTCAACGAAGATCTGCTCAGACACGACCGGCGCCAACGCGGAGAAGTCCGTGTTGACGCCGTTCACCGGGCCCGATGGGATCTCGTAGTTCGCCACCGCAGACCTCTGTTGACCCGACTACGTGGGAGCGTTGATCGTCAGGTTCGCCGTGCTCGCGATCGTGACCGCGCCGTCGCTCGTGTAGACGATGGCCCCGACCGTGTAGACGTCGCTCGTCGCCGTCGCCGGGAACCCGCCGCTGATGCCGGCGGGGGCGTAGGCGTTGATCCCGAAGTTCACGACCACCGAGCCCGAGCCGGGGACCGTGTAGGTCGCCCCGCCGGGCAGGATGGGCGCGGAGTAGTTGACCGGCACGCTCGAGCCAGCGCCGCTCACGCCGTTCGCGGTGATCTGCGGCGTGATGGCGAGGATCTGAACGGGCCCCGCCACCGAGTTCGAGACCGTCAGCGCCACGTTGACGTTGACGTTCCTGGTTACCGTCGACTGCGGACCGAGAGCCACTGATGCGGTGATCGCCATGATGGCTCCCTAAGTCGCGGTGGGTGCGTTGACGGTGAGGTTCGCGGTCGCGGCCGTGGCCGTGGAGCCATCCGACACGGCGCACTGCGCGCCGATCGTGATGACCTCGCTGGCCTGGCTCGACGGGAAGCCGCTCGTGGGGCCGCTCGGCGCGAGGCCCGCGATCCCAAACGGCAGAGCCAGGGTGCCGCCGCCGGAGGCGATCGACAGGTTCTGCCCCTGGCTGATGGCGGGCCTCCCGAGCGCGATGGGAACGCTCTGTGTGACCGCCCCGCCGTTCGCGACGGCGGTCGGCTCACAGAGGGTCACGGTGACCACGCCGGCCCCGTTGTTCGTGATGGTGCAGACCGCGTTGGAGACCTGTCCACGGGTCGTCGTGGACGGGGTCAGCGTGATGGCGGCGGTGATCGTCATGGCTAGAGCGCCGAGGAGTTCTGGAGGACGATCTTGATGTTCAGCACGTCGCCGCTGACCGGGTCCGTCGCCGCGTAGGCGGGGCCGGCTGCGAGGCCGAGCGTCGTGAACTTGATCGCGGGGGCCGCTGCCGTCACGTCGGTTCCCGTCGTCCACAGCCCGATCAGCGCAGTGGTTGGGAGGCCCGTCGCGTTGCTGACGGACGCGCGGAACGAGACGAACCGCTGCCAGGTGTCCTGCAGCGTGAGCAGGTACACGCCAGCCGACACGCGGGAGATCGACTTGACCCCCTCCGCCCCGATGGCGTACGGCCCGCTGCCCGAGGTCGGGGCAGCGGTGTAGGTGCGGCTGCTTGGGTTCCACTTCTGCAGCGTCGGGGCACCCGTAGCGCCGATGTTGACGCGGGCGTAGATCGTGACGATGCCCTTCACGAGTGCGCCCTGCTGGATCGTTGTCAGCCTGTTGGCCATGTCAGTCTCCTCTCAGAGAGCCGACTACTGGCTCAGGGTGATGTTGGCGTTCCAACCCGGGGCGTTGCACTCCAGGTTGCCGTAGTAGCCAACCCGCACCTCGGCTGCGTCCGCGTTGGTCACGCGGAGCCACTGCAGACCGTCCGCGTACGGGATGATCATGGGTGCCTCGCCGAGGGTCTTCAGCGTCCAGCTCGACATGGTGAGCATGAAGGCCTGGAAGCCGGGGCAGTTCCGGTCGGGAAGGCAGGTGATCACGCCGTTCGGGCCGTTGATCTTGATGCCCGAGAAGGAAATGGTCCCCACGTCGGCGACGTCGGTGCCGAGCTGCGTGTAGAGCACCTTCGCGCCGAGGGCCTTCTCGAGCGCCTGGAAGCTCGCGTAGCTCATGAAGCAGAGGCCCGGCGAGCCACCCTCACGGGCCACGAAGCCGGCCGCGTCGATGAGGGCCTCGGGGATGTCCTGCGCCGCGCCGTTGTAGCGGACGCCCGCCATGCGGACCGGGTCGAAGGAGCGGTTGACGCCGTAGTAGTTGTCGCTCGAGCCGGGCGCGCTGGCCGGGAGCCAGGCGTTGAGCCCGGAGACCTTCGCGTTGGAGTCGCCCTGCACGAGGAGGAAGTCCGCCGCGGCCCAGAGCGCGGGGCTCGCCGCGGTGCCGCCCTGCGAGGCCGCCACGGAGACGGTGCCGGCGGTGCGGTCGACTGCGACCACGTAGCCGAGCGCCGCGCGGGGGGCCGCACCGTCGGTCGCTGCGGCCTGCAGCGTCTGACCGATCTCGAACTGGACCACCGCGCTCGGGTCGGCCAGTGTGATCACGCCGGAGGTGATGCCGCCGGTCGCGATCTGACCGATGGAGCCCGTGCCGCCTCGGTACATCGACGAGGACAGCGAGAGCACCGACGCCCGGATCGCCGCGTCGATGACCGTCTGCGCGCCCTCGATGAAGGCGCCCTTGTCGGAGGCCGCCGCCAGCATGGTCTCGTTGTCGATGGTCGCGATCGAGTAGTCGCGCTTGCGCGTCATCAGGAACTCGACGCCCTGGAGCGGGGTCTGGTTGCCCTGGGCGTTGGCGAACGTCGAGGATCGGCCCTGCGAGACGCCGACGATCATCGGCACCGGGTGGACCTTGCCGACAAAGTTCGTCTTCTTCTGGACCATCGTGTAGAACGGGTTTTCCTTGTAGACCTCGTTGTTGACGATCTGCCCGTCGTACAGCTCCTTGAGCGCGAAGTTCGCTGCGCTCAGGTCGAAATAGGTAGAAGCCACGGTACTCACCTCGGGTGCGCGCAGTGCGCGCTTAGGTTGTTGGAACGGCTAGGCCTGCGTTACCGACGCACCCGAAACGACCTCTCCGGGGAGCTACCACCCGCCTGCGCGGGGAGCTGCTGCCGAGCACCTTCCGAACACCCGAGGCCTCCGGGGAGCTACAGCGGTTTCCCGCTCTCCAGCACTGCCATCGCGCGGGCCTCTCGCTCCGCGCGGGTCCTGCCCTTCGGCGGTACTGCCGCCGCCGTGCTGCCCGTCAACTCGGCGATCGTGCTCCTGCGGACCTGCGGGGATGCTACCGGCTTCTGTACCGCATTCGATTGCGAAGCCGCAACTCGGGCTTGCCATTTCTTGGTAGCTACGGCTTTTGCTAGCCTTTCCTCGATCTCCTTCTCGACCATCTCTGCGGCCTGGTCGGGGGAGAGCAGCTCACCCCTGCCGGTGTCGGGATCGAAGGTGGCCCGGTAGTGCTGCTCGATCTTCTGCGGCACGGCCGATTCGAGGCCGTTGGAGGCGATCAGCTCGTACTTCTCCGCGTTCGCCTGGACGTGCCGCACGGTCCGCTCGCGGAACTCCTGCGTCTCGCGGTCGATGCTCGCCTTGCGCTGCGCCTCTGCTTGGGCTTGAGCCTTCGCCTCCCGGTCGGCGAGGCTGCGCTTGTGCTCCTCGAGGTCGCGGGAGAGCCGCCTGACCTCCATCTCGGGCGTGGCCGGCTTGCCGGCGTTGAGCAGGGCCTCCGCCAGCTCGTCGGGCGAGTAGCCGAGCTGCCGCACGATGGTGAGTGGGTCGCGGGTGCTCTTGGCGGCCCGGATCGACTCCAACTCGGCCAGTTCCGCTGCGTGGGACTTGCGCGCCTCGTCGAGCTTCTGCTGCTCGCGGCGGATCGCCTTCTCGCGGGCGATGATCTTGGTCAGGTCGGGGGCCGGGGCCGTGGGGGCCGGCTTCGCCGCCTCGGGCGCTGCCTTCGGGGCCTCGGTCGGCACTGGCGCTGCGGGGGCTGCGTCTGCCATGTCCACTCCTACGCGGGCGAGCCGCGGTGACTACTGCTGGACCCCGGGGGCGGGGGTGTTTGGGATCAGGTCCGACTGCGGCGGAGGCATCGGGGCCGCCTGCGGAGAGCCGGGAGCGCCAGCCGCTGCGCCGGGCGGAGCCATCAGCGCTGGCGGGGGAGTCATGAGCGAGTCCACCTGGGCCATGTAGGCCCGCAGGAGGTCGAGGCGGTCCTCGGGGAGGCACTGCTCCTTGCCGCGAGCGTAGGCCTCGAGAGCCAGTTCCTTCGCCATCGCGAGGTCGTCGTACGGCTCGGGGGCTTCCATCTCGCCGTCGTAGGCGATCCGCTCGATCGCCGCGGTGAGGTGGTCCTCCATCGCGTTCGCCAGCGAGTTGACCTGCTCGAGGTCCGGGAAGTCGAGGAGGCGCCGCGCCTGCCGGGGCGACAGGTAGCCCGCCTGGGCGTACTCCTGGATCGTCTGCAGGCGCCCCGCTGGGTCCTGCGGCAGGGCCGAGACCGGGAAGCACTTGATGCAGTAGTCGTCCTCGTCGAGCTCGACGTCCCGCCAGTCGACGACCTGGCTCGCGCCGCGGGAGGGGACGTTGACCCGGTAGCCTTTGCGCGAGCCGGCCACGATGTCCTTGACGGTGGCGATCGAGAGGCGCGCCAGGTCGAGTGCGAAGGCTTCGTAGTTCTGCCCGGTGACCATGAAGCGGTCCGAGTTGATGTCGTCGAACTCGCGCAGGGCGCGCCCGCTGTTGAGGCCGGCGGGCTTCTCGCCCTGCGAGTTGAGCTGGGAGATGCCCTCCTGGTCGTAGCCGCTTTTGATGAGCGACTGCAGGTGCTGGTAGATCTCCGGCTGCACGATCGGCGGGACCACGTACTCCGGGCGCGTCCCCGTGTACGTGATGATCGTCCCGATGTCGTTGTTCAGGTGCTCTTTGACGACCTTCGAGCCGTTCTCCAGCGCGATCTTGAACGTCCCAGCCAGGTGCATCGAACGTTGGATGGTCGCCAGGAGCTTGTTGATCTCGAGCTGGATCGGCTGCAGCCGCTCCGCCATCCCCTGCGCCCAGTAGCCGTAGAGCCTCGGCGCGTACGGCAGGCGAGCGAACGGGAACCAGTCGTGCGGCCACTCCTCCGGCTTGCAGATGAGCGCGCCGTCGACGCTCACGACGTGCTTGCCGTCGTCCGCGTCGGGCCCGCTCGGCAGGTGCCACGACTCCCGCACCTGGACCATGTCGCCCGTCGTCGGGAACTGCGACGAGTCCTCGTGCGCGGCCCGCGCGCCGCGGATGATCTCGGCCTTGTCCGGGTAGGCCTCGATGAGCACCTGGCGGTCGACGTCCTTGACCCGATGGAGCTGCCGCGGGCGGCCGTAGTAGCCCTCCAGCTCGTCCACGTACAGCTCGACCGAGAGCACGCGCTCCCAGGCTACGCGCTCGTTCTTCGCGTAGACGTGGACCACGCCGTCACCGTAGACGGCCGCGTCGCGCTGGGCGTCCGGCATCATCCGCTCGGCCTTCTGCTCGTAGAACACGCCGTCGCAGAACCGGGTGAGGCCCTTCGCGCGCCGCTGCTGCTCCCAGTCGCCGCCCGAGGTCAGGAACAGGGGACGGGGCTTGTTCTTCGACACCTTCGCCGTGAGCGTGTCGACGACGCTGGAGACCAGGTTGAAGCTGATCCGGTCCCGGAGCACGCCCTGGACCGTGTCGTTGAGCCGGCCCACGCTCATCCCGCCGAACGGGATGGGAGGCAGGTTGCCGTAGAGCCGGGTCGAGACGAGGTACTGCGTCAGCCGCTGGGTCTGGTGCCGCCGCAGGAGCTGCAGCACGTTCGAGATCGCGTCGGCCTGTTCGTCGCCTTCCAGCTCCCACCAGCGCAGCTTCTCCGCCTGCGGCTCTGCCTGCTTGTCGCCGGAGAAGTCGCGGTAGTCGGGCGCTTTGGGCACGTCTGAGGCCTACCGCATTCCGCAAACGAACCGCAAATCAGGCCCCGCATCATTGGCAAACGCCCGTATTTGCTAGCGCGTCGTGTTGCAGGTGGCCACCGCGCAGCCGTGCAGGCATCCGGCGGGGCTGTGCTCCGTGACCAGCGAGTGGCCGCAGGCGCAGACGTCGTCGTCGGTCGGCATGAGGGCGGGTGGTTCCGGGGGTGGAGCGAATGCGCTCGGGTGCATCTCGACGCGGACGCCGTGCATCTGCACGACCTGCACGCGGCGGCGGGTCATGAACTCCACGATCTGCTCCAGCTCTACGTCCATCGCTCCTCCTGCTGCCGCTCGAATCGCTCCTCGGCCTCTCGCTCCATGCGGTCCTCCTCCTCGCGCTGCCACTCCGGCGAGCCAGCGGCAGGCATCGGCTTGATCGCCTGCGACAGGTAGCCGTAGCAGTACCGCCAGGCGTACAGCGCCGAGTCCGAGCAGTGGTTCGGGCAGCTCGGGTGCTCCTCGCGCTTCTCGCTCTTCGGGTCCCAGATGAGCCCCTGCCACTCCTCGACGAGCTGCGCGCAGGCGGGCGAGACCTGCACGTTGCCCATGATCAGTTCGGCGTTCATCAGCTCGATGAAGTCGCTCTTCCCGGTCTTGTCCGCGGCGTGCAGCGGAAGGCCATGCCGGCGCTTCATCTCCTCGACGGCCTGCTTGTTCGCGTTGTCCACGACCAGGCGGTCGAACTCGTACCGCTCCGAGAGCGCTCGGATGCGCTTCGCCGTCGCGGTGATGTCGAGGCCTGCCTCCTTCGCGCTCTCGAGCAGGAACAGGCGGCGGTCATGGTCGTGGTAGGCCGCGACCGTCCAGGCCGTGGCGTCCGTGTAGCCGAGGTCGACGCCCAGCACGTAGTGCCAGGCGCCGCGCGGGTGGCGCGGCAGCTCGCCCGCGAAGTCGTTGCGCCCCGCGGCGTAGCGGTACACGAGCTTGTCGGACTCGATGACCCACTCGCCGAGGTACATCTGGCGAAACCAGGGTGTCTCCACGACGGCCGGGTTCGACGCGGTGAGCTGGGCGATCTGCTTCGCCCACTGGTCGCACATCCGCTCGGTCTGCCCCTCGGGAGTGGCCGTGTTCCTCGTCGTGTCCCATCGGTGCAGCGACCAGTCCTTGCGCCGGCCGTTCGAGACGTCGAAGAAAAGGCCCTTGATCTTGTTCGACGGCGTCCCGGACATGGCGATCTGCCCGCCGAGGTCCGCCACCGCCGGGCCGAGCGTCGCGTACACAAGCTGCTCGAGGTCCGTCCCCCAGTCCTGCGCCTCGTCGATGGCGACGGCCCTGTACTTTTGGCCGAGCGCCTTCCGGGCCTCGTTGTCGTTCGAGTCCATGCCGAGCAGGCGCACGCTCCCGCCGCCGGGGAGGGTCATCTCCAGCCGCGTCTCGTTGAACGTCGCCCCGAGCCGGAACTTGCGGTCGATGGCCTTGAGCACGTCGGTCCAGAACGCCCCCCGCACGCTCTCGCGGGTGAGCCCCAGCACCAGGTGCTTGCCGCCCTTCTCCTCCGCCGAGCTGACGTGGTCCAGGCCAACGCTGTAGCTCTTCGCCGCCCGCCGGGTGCAGAACGCAGCCTTGAGCGGAGCCTGGTCGTCGACGAACGCCTGCTGCTCCGGGAAGTCGCCGCGGACAGGCAGGCCACTCCCTGCGGGCCTCCATCCCTCGAGCACGGCGAGGAGGTCTGTCACGTCAGCGCGCAATAGATCACGTTCGGCCACGGGACGAGGACCGGCGGCCCGCCGATGCGCAGCACGCGCAGGCCGTGAGGCGTGACGTGCATCATGGTCAGGTCGTCGGCGATGATGCTGCTCAGGACCTTGCCGGCCACGGTGGGGGCTTGAGAGAACTTCGCAAAGGTCACCATTTCGACCCCTGCGGCCCGTTCTGGCGATTCCTCGACCTCGACGTGGGCCACGATGGCCTCCGCGACCAGGAGCGCGCCTTGTGGCTCCGGCGGGCCATCCTGGGGCATCTCCCGCGGCTGCTCCCCTGCATCCCTCGGCGCGTGCTTGCGCCAGCCTCTAGGCGGCATCAGTGCTCCTCATCGCCTTGCGGCGGGTGATTTCGGCGGCGACGTGCTGGGCGTGGACGCGGAGCTGCTCATCGGTCAGGTGCTGCCACATCGCCCCGCCGAGGACGTCAAGGGCTGCGCGGCGCTGGCCGTCGAGGGTCTTCGGCTCCAGGGCGCCGATGACTGCGCGTCCCAGCGTGCGGATCGCCACGTCGTGGGGGCGCGCCAGAAAGTCGGCGAGCGTCTCGGCCGGGGGAATGGGTTGATTCTTTGATTTCGGCTCTATCGCGCGCGCGATGCCGGCCGGAGCCTCGGGGGGCCTCGGTTTCTTGGGCCTGCCAGCGCCTGGTCTTGCTCCGCCCCGCGGCATCAGCAGGCTCCCGATGTCGTCGGATCCAGCGGGACGGCTTCGCTCATTTCGACCCCCCTGAACTCTTGCCGTCCCTTGGGGCCATAGTAATTACTATGGACCCCCAAACGGGACGGCTTCGGTATCCCGTCCGGGACGGCTTCGGGACGGCTGGGACAGATAAGATAAAGCCACTCATTCGGAACGCTCCCCGCCGCGACCGGCGGTGAAGGGGACCCGGGTGAGTCGGCGGCGGACGAGCTCCTTGATTTTGCCCTGTTCGATGAGTCGGTTGACTGCTGAGCGGATGTCGGAAGGGCGCTTTCCGAGCTTGTCCTGCAGCGCCTCCCGGGTGATCGGCTCGCCTGGTGCCTCTGGGATGGCGAAGAGCACGACTTGCAGCAGAGCGGCCACGCGCTGTTCGGCGGGTGACGGCCCTCTGGTGGTGGGGCTCTCTTCCATCTCGACGTAGGCCTCAGGCCCGGTCATCTTGATGCGGGCGAGGCGTGGTGCGACCTTGTTGTCCTCGTCGCGCTGCTTGGTGATGTGGATCGTGAAGCTCACCACCCCAGTGAGCTGCTCTTCCTCTGCCACGTAGGCCAGCGCGATGACCGTGTCGAGGCCGCCGGCCAGCGCGCTCGACCCTCTTCCGTCCGCCAGCGTCGGCACCTCGCCGGGCTTCCACTTCGACTTCCCGGTGTGATGGATGCTGTAGACGGCGGCCTTCGTCGCCTCCCGGATGATGTCCAGACTGGCGACGAGCTGGCCGACCTCCTTGGCGTCGTTCTCCTCCATCCCCGTCGTGACCCTGGCCAGCGAGTCGATGATGACCAGGTCGTAGCCTGCGAGCTCGTCGCACAGGTCCGCCACGTGGCTCCCGCTCATGAGGCTGATGCGGGGCTTGAAGGACCAGTCGATCGTCTTGCAGGCACCGGGACCTCCAGCCGCAGCTACTGCCCTGCTGATGCGGCTCTGGAAGCCCCTCTTGCCACCCTCCTCCTCGATGATGGCCACCCGCTTCCCCGCCGCCGCGACCTGCACGGAGAAGTGGAAAGCGAGCAGCGTCTTGCCGATGTTGGGAGGCGCCACGATCGCCCCGATGCTGCCGGTCTCGATCCACGGGGCGATGAGCCACTCGGTCGGCGGGATTTGCTCCGCCAGCAGCACCGAGATTGGCTGCAGCTTCAACAGGGACGGCTTCGGGACGGGTACTTCCTGAGTCTCTTCGCCATCATCCGATCCAGGCTCCCGCGTTGCGGCCGACCCTTGGGACGGGTCGCTGGTGCGCGCCTCTTGGCTTCCCGTTGCAGCCGACCGCGTCCGGTCGCTGGTGCGTTCCGCGTCGAGGAGGTAGCCCCACGGCAGGCTAGACTTGCCCGCGGCAGAAGCGACCTTGTGGATCAGCTCCTTCTCCGACCACTCCGGCTGGCAGCGGTGGTTGAAGTCGCCCGCGAGCAGCTCGAGCGCCTCTCCCTCCGATAACCGGAACCCACGAACCATGGCCTGCGCTGCTGCCCAGAGAGCGTCATGGCCACCGCTCCCCGAGATTGAAGGTTCCATCCTGGCAAGGTAGGCGGCTGCTCGAGCGTGAGCCTTGTCCGGCTTGGCTGCGGGCCTCACTTCGCGCCAGGACGGCTCGCGCTCATCGGGCGGTGGCAACTTCGAGCAGACGAGCTCGAGCAGCCAGGCCGGCGCCTCGGCGAGCGGGATGCTGCCCGGCTCGTGGGTCCATCGGTAGGCGCCCCTCGAGTTCAGACTCGGAGCGGCGACGACGTACCCACCGTCGCCGCGCACATCGAGGCCCGGGCCGAGGCGCCTGGTGCTGTTCGGCACCGGATAGCCTGGGTGGACGAAGAGCAGATGGCGGCCCCCACTGCCGGTCTTCGCCTCGACCGTCTCGGGCAGGCGGCCGTTCGCCGCCTCGAGCTCGTTGAGGGTCAGCTCGCCGCCCTTGAGCGTGTCGATGTCGAGCGCCCAGATGCCGCTTTGGGCCCCAGTGACCAGGCCGATGTTTGCGGACGGCCAGGAGCGCCACCAGCCGGCGATGATGGCCGCGTCGGTCGTGGCGTTCTTGAGGCCGTTCTTCGTGCGGGGGTGCTTCCCGATCGAGTTCTCGCTGTTCTCGTGCGCGTCGCCGCACGAGCAGCCGCCCTCTGTCGGCGAGTGGAGCGGGACGACGGCCATCCCTAACGCGGCGTACCGGCGGGCTGCGGCGATCGGGCTCACGTTGTCGGGGGCCGTCATCACCTCCCGCCCTCCTCATCGAGGAAGTGGACCCGGGCCTCGAGCCGCGGCTCGACTCGGTCGATGAACCTCCTGACCCTGAGCTCGCGCACCTGGCGGTCGTTCACGATGCAGCC